AGATGAATATTTAAACAGTGATGATACTGCTGACGAAGTTGTAAATGATAGTAGTATTGATACTGAAGCAAGTAGTGTTGATACAAGTTCAAAAGTTGCAGAAGACAAGCCAACAGATAAACCGGTTGAAAAAACAACGACAAATCAAAAACAAGAAAAAGTAAAAGTACCTCCGCAAAAGATTGCGTACACATCAGACGGGAGAGTGCTTAACTTACCATTGCCTAACAGTTTAAGAAAGTATGCAAGTTACAATTACATACTTGGACTTTATGCACTAACCAATGAAGAAGTAAATGATCCAGACGGAACTTACATAGCACGTAAACCAAGCATTGCTATATTACAAAGTGGCGGTGGATTAGGTAATTCAAAAGTGCTAACTGGTTATGAAACAAATGGAAAGAAAGTAGAATTTTTCTGTAATAGTTTAGAAATAGAAACTATAATTGCACCAACACGTAAAAAAGGAACAACCAATGCTGTAGGTTTTAGACTTGAAATAATGGAACCTTACAGTATGGGATTATTTTTACAAGCACTTCAAGTAGGTGCTTATCAAGCAAATCATGAAAACTATCTTGAAGCACCGTTCTTACTTACTATTGATTTTGTAGGACACGATTCAGACGGCAACACATTTAGAGTTCCAGAGGCAAGAAAAAATTTACCTTTCAAACTTGTAGGTAGTGACTTGGCAGTTACTGAAGGCGGAAGTTCATATGTAGTTGAAGGTGTTGCTTACAATGAAGGTGCTCTTACAGATGCAACACAATCTATACCAGTTGACGTAACACTTACAGGTAAAACATTAGAACAACTTTTGCAAAGTAGTCCTAAAAGTTTAAGTAATGAACTTAACAAACACATGGGGCAAAAAGCCATTGATGGAAAAATTAGTACAGCAGATCAATACTTTGTTGTATTTCCAAAAAAACGTGCAAGTGCAGGACAACTGCATGGTAACACAAGTGATGGCGGATCTGGAGCAACAACAGCATCTACAAATAGTGCAGTAAGTGTAAGTTCAGGATCAGCGGCAAGATCTCAAGCAAGTGCCGAAGAAATTGAAAGACTATATCAAATGATCAAAGCAGGTGCTCCGCCACCAAAAATGGATGACTACATTGCTGATCTAAGAACACGGGTAAGAACAACTACACTTGGACAAGAAATTACAGAAAAGCAAACAGGTGAAGGAAACAGTAATGAAATTGGTAATTCAAAAATGTTTGCTCTTGAAAAACTTGGTACAACACAACAACCATTTGGTGATGCATCATTTACATATGATAAAGAAAAGAATGTATGGAATAGAAGTAGTTCACAAATGCAGATTGTTCCAGGACTTGGAGAAATTAAATTTTTACAAGGTACACGTATTCAAGATATAATTGAAGAACTTGTAATCCTCAGTGAATATGGCAGAGACATTGTAAGTGCGGCATCAGACAATAACGGTATGAAAAAATGGTTTAAGATTGACACACAGGTTTTTAATATTACAGATCCTGCTACAGAAAAGAAAACAGGTAAACCACCAAGAATTTATGTGTTTAGAATTTTACCATACAAAGTACACGAAGCAAAATTTTTATCACCAGACAAAATTCCTTATGGTGTAGAAGCACTAAAGGCGCAAGTGTGTAAAGAATATGATTACATTTACAGTGGCAAAAATGATGACATACTTGACTTGCAAATTAATTTAGACAACACTTTCTTCAAAGCAGTTAGTCCTGGTAATTTGCCTAAGTTACAGGATCAAGAAGGAGCAAAAGATGGAGAGGAACCTAAGGAGAAACTTGTACAGACTGATGTTGATAATGATCAAATGGTTAGTGGAAAAACTGGAGAAACTGTCCAGAATGATGCCAGAGCTGGTGGTGCGGTAAGTCTTGATGATATGCGTATTGACGTTGCACGTAGATTTAATGATGCTATTGTAAACAGTGATGTAGACATGATTACAATTGAAGCAACAATCTGGGGCGACCCTTATTATATTGCTGACAGTGGTATAGGAAATTATAACTCGGAAAACACACAATTTATTAATCTTGATTCAAACGGCGGAATAGACTATCAATATGGAGAAGTTGATGTTGTGCTTAATTTTAGAACTCCTATTGATTATAGAGAAAATGGACTTATGGCATTCCCAGAAGACACAATCGCAGTTGATGCCTTCAGTGGACTGTATCAGGTAATTACAGTTAAGAATACTATGGCAAACGGTGAGTTCAAACAGGTATTGGAACTTGTTAGAAGACCTAATCAGTATCCTAAGAAACCTACTGCACAAGCAGGTGAGAAGAGCAACCAAGAAATTGTACCAGAGAAAAAAGACGTGAACAAAAAAGAACCTACGAAAGAAGAAGCACAGAATGAAAGCAATTCAAGTGTAACAGAAAAAGATACAAAGAATACAACAACCACAACAACTACAAGCACAAGTAAAACTACTACAACAAGCACTTCTGAAACAACCACAACAACAAGTGGCGGAGGATACACTGAACGTAAACGTGCTCCTAAGACAGCAGAAGAAATAGAAGCATCTAAGAAAAGAAGAGCAGAATTAAAAGCGGCACGTAGAGAAAGAGCATTTTTAAGAAACAAAGTAGGTGATGGTTTTGGAGGAGGCGATTAATGGCTAACGAAAAACGTACCGCAGGTAAACAGATAAGACTTGACAGTGGTCCGTACATTGGCAGAGTGTTAGGACACCTTGATCCAAACTACATGGGCAGTCTTGAAGTAGAATTATTAAAAGTAAATTCTTCAAGTGGTGACCAATTTGAAGGACAGACATTCAAAGTCAAGTATGGTGGACCATTTATGGGTCAAACACCAGCGGCCGGCGTAACTAAAAACGAAGGTTTTGATTTCACACAGCAGGCATACGGTATGTGGTTTACACCACCTGATGTTGGCTCACGTGTTATTGTTGTGTTCATAGAAGGTCAAGCAAATATGGGTATGTGGATAGGTTGTGTGCAAGACAACTTTATAAACTTCTCAATGCCAGACAGAGTTGCTGGCAGTATGATTGCAGGCAGTGCCAAAGGTGAAGGAGCCAAGGAAGCGGTAAAGAATACTAAAAAAGCAGTGCTTGGTGAAATCAACAAAAAGAATCTCGCAGACAACAAAGGCAACGATCCTACAAAATTTAAAAAGCCTATCAATGAAGAATGGATGGACGTTCTTTATCGCAAAGGCATAGCCAGTGATGGCACACGTGGCTTGAGTACAGCAAGTGCAAGACGTGAAGTGCCAAGCATGGTGTTTGGAATAAGCACACCAGGAGCATACGACAAAAGAGGCGGCAAGCCTAAAGTAAAATACGGCGCTGGAAGCGTAAGCATAGATGTTCCTATGAACCGCCTTGGCGGAACGCAATTTGTAATTGATGACGGTGACGACAAAATTTTAAGAAAAGGTCCGGCAAGTACAACTAAAAAGGAATATGCAAGTGTAGGTGCAGGTGAAAAAGGTGATGTTACATTACCACACAATGAACTTACAAGATTGCGTACACGTACAGGACATCAAATACTAATGCACAACACAGAAGATCTTGTGCGTATAGAACATGGCAGTGGTAATTCATGGATAGAAATGAGTGCTAATGGTAAGATTGATGTGTATTCAAAAGACAGTATTAGTATGCACACTGAAAACGATCTTAACATTACAGCAGATAGAGATATTAATATGCACAGCGGAAGAGACTTTAATGTCCTATCCGAGAGCGATATACATCATGAAACACTGTTTAACATGACAGCACGGGTTGGAAAAAACTTTCAACAAACAACGTTAGGAGATGTTGATATACTTACAGAAGGACACAACTGGATTACAGCAGGAGCAACCACTGAAATAAACAGTGGAGGTGATCATATTGAAACAGCACCAAACATTCATATGAACGGACCTACTGCTCAAAAGGCAATTCCAATTCTACCGTTAACCACTCACGTGGTACCCGGCGCTACCGCTACCGCGACTTCGTCGTTACACAAACGCTTACCACAGCATGAGCCGTGGGGCAACCACGAAAACGTGGATCCTACAGAATACACTCCGCTTAAACTGGATAGGCTTGATGACAAGATAGTAGTTAAAAATTTACCAGATGTAGATGCAGTACCTGATACATTTAAAAAAGAGGGTGCATAATAGGACATAAATATTGATATGAGCAGTTTAGAAAAAAATACAGTATCAACTATAAACGTAAAAGACAATAAGACGCCTCAGCCTGTTGTAAAACAACAAGCATATAGAGGTCTTAGCACAGTCAACCCTGACAACTTGTCTTATACTTTATTTGATATAGGATTAATCAAACAAGATATTCTAAACCACTTTCATATCAGACAAGGAGAAAAGTTAGAAAATCCTGAATTTGGTACAATTATTTGGGATATTTTGTATGAGCCGTTAACTGAACAACTTAAAGAAGCAATTACAAATAATGTAACAGAGATCGTAAACAGTGATCCGCGTGTTAATGCAACAAGAATCGTTGTAGATTCGTATGAAAGTGGAATTCAAATAGAATGTGAACTGCAATACCTACCTTATAACATTTCAGAGCAGATGCGATTGCAGTTTGATCAAAGTTCATCGTTTGTAGCGTAACAGAATTAAGTATTCAGATTACTCAAACAAATAAATACTTATAACGAGGAACAATGAATGTCAAACACTGATAGACAAAATAGATTACTATTATCCGAAGACTGGAAAAGGGTATATCAAACGTTTAGAAACGCAGACTTTAAGTCATATGACTTTGATAGTCTACGTAGAACTATGATCGCATATTTGCGTGAAAACTATCCAGAAGACTTTAACGACTACATTGAATCCTCAGAATACCTTGCTCTAATTGACCTTATTGCTTACCTCGGGCAAAACTTGGCATTTAGAGTTGACTTAAATGCACGTGAAAACTTTTTAGAACTTGCAGAACGTAGAGAAAGTATTTTACGTCTTGCACGTTTATTATCATACAATCCAAAAAGAAATCAATCAGCAAATGGATTATTAAAGTTTGAAAGTGTAAGCACTACAGAAGATATTGCAGATAGCAACGGAGTTAATCTTGCTAATCAAACAATACTTTGGAATGATCCAAGTAATCCAGACTGGGCAGAACAGTTTAGAAAAATTTTAAACTCTGCTTTACCTGAAAATGCTATTGTAGGTAAGCCTATTAAAAAAGAATTAATTAACGGTATTACAACAGAGCAATATAGATTTAATGCAACAAATACAAATTTACCTGTTTATAGTTTTAATAAAAACGTAGGTGAAAAGAATCTTGTATTTGAAGTAGTGCCTTGTAGCATTACAGCAGACAGAATTTTTGAAGAAGATCCATTACCAGGAAACAGTTTATCATTTTTATATAGAGAAGATGGTAAAGGTGCAGGATCTACGTCAAGTGGTTACTTTGTACATTTTAGACAAGGTGTATTAAGTAATGGTAATTTTGCAATTGACACACCAACAACAAATCAAACAGTTGCTATTGATACTACAAATATTAACAATACAGATGTTTGGTTATATCAATTAGATTCAAATGGTAACGAATCAGTGCGTTGGGATAAAATTGATTCAGTTGAAGGCAACAATGTAATTTATAATTCTGTTAACAAATCAAATAGAAATGTTTATTCAGTACTTTCACGTATTGATGATAGAATTAGTTTATTGTTTGCAGATGGAACATTTGGAAACTTACCTAAAGGACAATTTAGAGCATACTACAGAAAAGCACTTGGTAGAGGATATTCTATATCACCTGATGAATTACAAAACATTACAATTAGTGTTCCATATCTAAGTAAAGCAGGGACTAATGAAGAATTTACTTTTGTATGTTCTTTAAATTATGCTGTTGATAATGCATCAGGACCTGAAACAAATTTAAGCATTAAAGAAAATGCTCCTGCAACTTATTACACACAGAACAGAATGATTACTGGTGAAGATTACAATGTTGCACCAAGAGCAGTAAGTCAAGAAGTTATTAAAGTAAAAAGTGTAAACAGAACAAGTTCTGGTATTTCAAGATACTTTGATTTAATTGATGCTACAGGAAAATATTCAAGCACAAACATTTACGGAAGTGACGGTGCTTTATATAAAGAAGTATTTGACAAAAAATTAAATTTTGATTTTACTACTAAAACAGATGTAGAAGGTAAAATTGAAAACTTGATTCAACCACTTTTAAGAAATACATTAATTAAAAACTTCTATCTAAGTCAGTTTCCAATTATTAGTGCAAAAGATTTAAATGCTACATGGACACAAGTTGCAAAACAAACAAATAACTCAAGCGGATATTTAAAAGACGACACAGATGTAAAACTTACAGTAGGTACATTTACAGGAAGTACACTGAAATATTTAGAGCCAGGATCACTTGTAAAATTTATTGCACCAGCAGGTCAGCACTTTATGAAAAATAATCAGCATGGCTTAATGCCAGGAGATGCTGATCATCCGTCAGCAACAAAATATCTTTGGACTAAAGTTGTACAAGTTAATGGCGAAGGCACAGAAGATTATGAAGATGGTCAAGGTGCAATTATATTCAATGAAGTTATTCCAACAGGTGCATTACTAAATGAAGTAAGACCTAAGTTTGCTACAAACTTAACTACAGACGTAATTACACAAATGATTGACCAAATTTTTGCATACAGAACATTTGGTTTACGTTATAGTGTAATTGATAGAGAGTGGCGTGTAATCTTAAATAATAATTTAAGTGTTGGTGCAAACTTTAACATGGGTAAAGCAGGTGACATTTCAAATCAAAATTTAGATTCAAGTTGGTTATTATTGTTTGAAACTGACGGTGAAAAATATACTGTTACTTACAGAGGTGTGAGATATATTTTTGAAAGTGATAAAGAAGTTAAATTTTACTTTGACGAAACTGATAAAATTTATGATAGCAGAACAGGGCAAGTAATTAACGATAAAATTAATATTTTATCTGTAAACAAAAAGCCAGACAGCACAGAAGCACTTACATTTGATTATCCTTGGCAAGTAACAAAAGAATTTAGAGATGAAGAAGGTTACGTTAACAGTAAAAAAGTAGAAGTAGGATTTTTTGACAGTGACAGCGATGGAGTTATTGATAACCCAGACTTGTTTAATGACTTTGTAGAACCTACAACAAATGTTGCGTCTAAATTTGTTTTCCTAAAAGAAGAAATTTCAAATAACCAAAGCACAAATTACAACTATACAAGAGAAAATATTGTATCAAGAGAAAACGAAGGTGGAATAGGTGCTTTATCACTTTACGATGATGGACAAATTTTTTACCTAAGTGATGCAGATGTTTTTAAAACATATGATGCTACAGCAGGACAATTAAAACTTGTTACAAATTACAAAGCATTTCCTGGAAGAGGAGACATTAAGTTTCAATATGTTCATAGTGCAGACGAAAATAGCAGAATAGATCCAAGTAGTACAAATATGATAGACACTTATTTGTTAACAAAAACTTATGACAATAATTTTAGAAAGTTTTTAGCAGGACAAGTTAATGCAAGACCTTTACCACCAAGCAGTGATGAACTGTTTCAAAACTTTGGTTCGGAAATAGATAAAATTAAAAGTATTAGTGATGAAGTAATTTATCATCCTGTAAAATATAAAATATTATTTGGTGAAAAAGCAGATGTTGATCTACAAGCAACATTTAAAGTTGTAAAAAATAATTCAATTGTAACAAATGATAATGATATTAAATTACGTATTATTAATGCAGTCAACGAATTCTTTAGTTTAGAATATTGGGATTTCGGAGACAAATTTAGTTTTACAGAATTAGCAACATACATTATGAATTCAGTATCACCAGATATCAATACTATTGTGCTTGTACCAAATCAAACTGAAAAAGCATTTGGTAGTTTGTATGAAATTACAACAGAAAGCGATGAAATTTTTATTTCAGGAGCAACAGTATCAGACGTAGAAATTATTGATAGTATAACTGCTTCGAGATTAAAAGCATCAGGTGCAGTAGTTACTACCGCATCCACAACGAATGCAGGAATTACAAGCAGTACATTAAGCACTACAGGTACAACAAGCACATCAACTTCTACAACTACACAGTCTACTTCAACAACAAGCGGTTCAAGTAGTTACGGTTCAAGTAGTTCAAGTAGTTCAAGTGGTTCAAGTTCAAGTAGTTCTGGTAGTTCTGGTTCAAGTAGTTCAGGTAGTTCTGGCTCAAGCGGCTCAGGCGGTTCAGGTGGATATGGTGGTTACTAATGGCATATGATAATGATCAGAATGAGTTTCCAATTAGCCCAGATGGCGAAAATGAGAAAAGAAGTAGTTTAACTCATTTACCTCGATACTTTAGAACTCCTGCTAACAAAAAGTTTTTAACAAGTACACTTGATCAACTTATTCAACCTGGAGAAGTTGAAAAACTTAATGCTTACTATGGACGTAAAGCAGATGCTAAAGCATTTGTTGCTGATGACAATTATGTCGGCGATGTATCAGCAGACAGAGAAAATTATCAATTAGAACCAAGCGTTGTAATTAAAGACAATGTAGATAATGTTGACTTTTACAAAGATTACAATGATTACATTAATCAACTAAAAGCATTTGGTAACAACAATGTTGACCACAGCAAGATTAATGCACAAGAATATTATGCATGGAACCCGCATATTGATTGGGACAAGTTTGTAAACTTTAGAGAATACTATTGGTTACCAAACGGTCCACAGGTGTTACCTATTTACGGACAAAGTAAAGAAGTAGCATCTACATTTAAAGTGACGTTGGAGGAGAATGATGATAACGTAGCGTATAAATTTACACCAACAGGATTAACACAAAATCCTACTCTAAAACTTTATAAAGGTCAAACTTACATCTTTGAAATAGACACACCTGGTCATCCTATTGCATTTGCAACCAACCGAGCATTTACTCCAGGACAGGCGATTGTTACAGAGACTGTAGAAGGAGTGTTGGCTTCCGGTAAGTTTGAAGCGAAACTATATGACAGTGTAGCGTATGATACTGGCGACTATATAGTAGAACCAGTTGAAGGCGGAATCACAGGCTGGACAGAAGGAGAAAATAGATCCACACTTTATACCGATGGTGTAAAGAGTGCGACAGTCTATGTAGAAAAGGGTACTATTGAATTTACAGTGCCTTTAGATGCACCTGATAAATTATTTTATATCAGTGCAAATGATGTAAACACAAGTGGATTAATTACAATCTACAATATTTTAGAAAACACAGAAATTAATGTGGAAGAAGAAATTCTACAGAAGAAAACTTACACAACACGAACAGACGTTAACTTATCTAATGGAATGCTTGTTGAATTCCTTGGCGAAGTTACACCTAAGAAATATGCTGAGGGTACTTGGTATGTAGAAGGTGTAGGAGAGTCAATAAAACTTATTAGCAAAGCAGACTTAGAAATTACTGGTGCATATAGTTCAAACTTGTTTGTACCGTTTGACACTGAAAATTTTGATAAGTTACCGTTTGGTCAAGCACTTAACTATCCTAAAGACAAAGATTATATTACAGTAAACAGAGCATCACTTGATGGTAACCAATGGACACGACACAACAGATGGTTTCATAGAGATACAATAGAAGCAACAGCCAAAGCAAATGGCACACCTGTAGACATAGATCAAAATGGCAGAGCATCAAGACCTATTATTGAATTTGATGCAGGATTAAGATTGTACAATTATGGTACAAAAGCAAAACGCAATGTAGACTTAATTGATGATCAAACCCTTGATGTATTTTCAACTATTGAAGGAAGTGTTGGTTACAATGTAGACGGCGTTGCACTTATTGAAGGCCAACGTATTTTGTTTACTAAAGATTCTGACTTGAGAGTAAATGGCAGAATTTACAAAGTTGCATTTATTACACAAAGAGGTGTAAGACAAATTGCACTTAAAGAAGAAACAGACACAGAACCTCTTGCTAATGAAACTGTATTAGTAGAAGGCGGTGTTGACAACCAAGGTAAAGTATATTGGTATAACGGAACCAAATGGGTAAAAGCACAAGAAAAACTAAAAGCAAACCAAGCACCTAAGTTTTCATTGTACGATTCTACTGACACAGGTTTAGACACATATACAAATACTTCCTTTATGGGTAATAAATTGTTTTCTTATAAAGAAGGTAATGGTGCAAATGATACAGAATTAGGATTTCCATTAAGTTACAGAAATATTAACAACAGTGGAGATATTGTTTTTAACTTTGATTTACTTACAGAGACTTTTACATATACAAGTGATACGTCTTCATTTTTTGGTAAAACAGATATTGCAACTTTAAGAAAATATACAGACCTAAATGCATACACAAATGTAAGTGGTTGGAAAAAAGCACTTACAGACAGCATACAAAAAGTATTACGTCAATATGTAGTAGCAGGACAACGTAATAACTTTGCAGTTGATGTTTATAATAGAAGTGGAGATTTAAATAATTTAGATGTTACAGTATTTGTAAACAACGTAAGAAGAACTGATTGGGAAATTAATAGAGAAAACGGAGTAGCATTTATTACTTTTACTAACAATCTAAACAAAGGTGATAATTTAGTTTTACGTTGTACAAGTGAAGCAGATAAAAACGATAATGGACATTATGAATTTCCAATTAACTTAGGCAACAATCCGCTTAATGAAAATATTGGAGACTTTACATATGGTGAAGTAAGTGATCATGTAAACACAATTATACAAAATATTCCAGGCTTTGTTGGAGATTTTCCAGGCAAAGGAAACTTACGTAACTTAGGACAGTTATCAGAGTATGGTACAAAATTTGTACAGCATACTGGACCTATTGCACTTGCATCATATCATATTACAAACAAAAATTACAATGTAGTAAAAGCAATACGTTTTGCAAAAAAAGAATATGCAAAATTTAAAAGGTCGTTTATTACTATTGCAAGTGAATTAGGCTTAGATGGCAGTGCAAGATTTCTTACAGATAAAATTATAGAAAAATGGCAATCAGAAAAATCTAAGCAGACAAGTTTTTATTGGACTGATATGATTGGTACTGGCGCTAATAAA